AATTTCAGGTGTGTAATTATTATATCTACCTGCTATTTTCATGATTTTTTCTCCTTAGCTTTCTTGGCTGCAGTAGCAGCTTTACGCCCTTTTTCGTAGTCATCCTTAGTTCCCCATTCTTCCTTAGTCCATTTATCCAATTTTTTTTGTTCTTTTCCTTTACCCCCTTTATAACCTCCTCCTGCTTTTTTATATTCAGCAGCAAGAAGCTGGCTTTTTCTGGCGCTCCACTGACCAGACTTACCGCCTTTAGTTCCTTTCATTACACGATCTTTAATCCGTTCGCGCAATCCTGGCTTTGTATATTTGGAATCGTCTTGTGCCATTAGAACTGTCTTGATGTGTCAATGTTTGCAAAACCTGAACCTTTTCTTCCAGGAGACGCAAAGAACGAAGATGATGCATTACGCGGTGGACGTGCAGATCTGACGTTCCCTTCTGTTTGATAGATAGGTACACCTCGATAATCACGTTTTTTAGGTGGTGCTTCTTGTAACCACTTACCTGCTAGTTCCATTTCAGCTTACGTATTTTGCTTGGAAGCCAGCACCTGTTGCTGGAAATTGATCGGCTTGACCATATTGGCCGCCGCCATAAAGCCCATTATTTAACTGGGTTTCTTGCTGTTCTATTAATGCTTGTAACTGCTCCCTTTGCTGTTGCTCATAAAAAGCATCATTAACTTGACCTAAGTTTGCAGGCCGCTGTCCATCCATCCTGGCCATAGGTGGAAGCTGTGGTCCGGTCCTATCTAAAAAAGTTTTTTTCTCATATGGATTCTCTGTGTTTACTCCTTTATTGTAAATTTTTGCTCCCTTCTGTGCACCTCTATGTGCCGCAGGATTAATAGCTGGTGGCATCTGTGCAAGGTAACCTGCATTACCAATAGTTCCACCTTGAACACCTAGTTGCCCTGGTTGCTGAATATATCTACGCATAACTTTTATAACTATTATGAACTATTCTAAGGGTTCATAACCTGAAGTAGCATCTAACGCCGAAATAATAATTCCATTACCTTTTAAATCCCAAGTCAACAGTTGTCCTTCTTGCCAATCAAGAGTTTCAAGGACTTCTTCTGGGATCTGAAAACACAGATCCCCGTTATCGTCTTCTTCTAACTCAATGAAATAACTCATTTTGTCAAAACCTTTTCAATTAATTTGTCAAGCTTATCATTTATACTATCAAACTCACGATTTAATTTCTCCATCTCTCGGATATAGTCTTGCTTTAAAACGTATTCAATTGGAAACCTATCGATACGATCTTCAAGAGTACGGAAACGTGCGAAAATTTTTCCGGTTCCCCACCCTAATCCTGTAACGCCTGCTATCAAAATTACTACTAAGTGTTCCATTAATAATCTAGTTGTAATTTTCCGCGTTTCATAAGACCAGTTACTAACCATACTAATGCATCCACACAATCATCATGGGAGCTAACACCAAAATTAGTTAGTTCTTCAAACATGTTCGTAAAATTACGGTATCGATTAAAAACAATTTTACGATCTTCAAACATGCCCATGATTCCACGGAAACGTGCCAGTTTATCTGCACGGAAACCCTTAACTGGATGCCAAATTAAGTTATAAAGATTCTCTTCATTTAAACAAACACGTCTAAAGTCTGCTTCCAGAGATGCCTGATACTGCACAGCTTCTGACCAAATGTCACATGTATTGTAAGTAGGAAACCAAAGACCGTCTGCTTGTTTACCAATGATTGACCAGTCATTTAATAATTCTTTTAATGCATCTAACTTTTCTAAATTACCCATTACACGAATTCGACGGTAATCGATAATATGAATCTTGTCTCCAATGCGTCCGCCTAGGACCATAACCGTGTAGTCATTCTTTTCTTTAATGCCTGCTGATAAGTCAACACCAATACCTAAACAATCAAATTCAGTTGCAATTTCTGCTTTAACTAAAAGTTCAGGTGCAAGAGATAACTCATTCTGCCTAATAATTTGATTCATGTATTGAAAACTAAAAGCAATTGGTGCTTGTCGTTTCTTTTCTTTTAGATAAGATAGTGACCACATCTCTGGCCAATACGAAACCTCTTCACCTGTTTCTTCATCATTTAAAATCGCTGACAACACAATTTGCATCCAATTATTCTGTGGACTGAAAGTTGTTGCATGTATATCATCATGTCGGAATCTGGTACCAAGACAGATTGCCCTGGCTCCTTCAAACATCGTTGGTGCAATAACTGCATTCCAGTTATCCTGCATCATCTTCCGAATATCAGGATTACCAATATCCGCAGCTGATTTTACAGGGTCATCAATAATTACAAGATGAGAACGTTTAGATGTCACTGAACCTTTTAGGCCAGCTGCACATAAGGTGAACTGTTCTTCACCTGTGGTATCAATACCTGCAAACTTATGATCAATCGACCAGTACTCATTAGAAGTTACGTTCTTTAGTAATTTAACTTTAGGGAAAACATTTTGATATTTCTTTGATTCAATAATCCTTTTAATCGTTGCTGATTTTGATCTTGCAATATCAACCGTATAACTTAGGTAAAGGATCTGTAGTGGCTTCTTAGACATCGTATGGATACCAATGGCCCATGCCGTATATAAACCTAGTACAGTTGATTTAGCGGACCCCCTGGGTCCTAGTAAGTCGATGTTAGGGCCAGCGATAGCTGTAAGACACGAGCTATCTTGATTGGTTACCAGTTGTTTGTGCCATTCAAGATGATGTGCTGCTGGTTTTTTATCCGCTACATATTCACAAAAGAAGCCAAAGTCTTCTCTGGCTTTCTCAAAAATATCCTCCTGATCTGTCTTGCGAATGCGATGGTTGGCTGCAGCAGCTTTAGCATTCCTGCGATAAGCAAGATGAAGATGAGAAGGCACAATATCTGTTAGGTACGTAAGTTAAATAGTACTCTACTTTTTGCCTTTATGCTTTTTAGCTGCACGTGATGCCTTTAAACCTTTTGTAGCTAATTCTTCTGCTTGTACACCCGCCTCTGAAGCTGCTTTCTTTTTATAATATTCCAGTAGCTCTAAAGGTACTTTTACATTATCCATTTTCTTCTTCTGTTTTTTGATTTAGTAACTGTTGAAATAACTCAATGTTTTGTCCTTCTGGGGCAGGGGCGTTAAGTCCTTGTGCACTTAGCTCACGATTGCGCTCAAGATCCAGAAGCATTTGTTGAATATCCCGTTTATCAAACGGACTATTATTTTGTTGCTCAGGATTGAACATTTTAAAAATTAATCTTCAAATTGAATTCTAGCCCAGACAGACATTGCTGCTTCTTGTAATGGTCCTTCAATAGGATCATCTTTAAATACTGAGTTAAGTTCACGGATAGCTCGATCTGCTCCCGCAAGGAGCAGCCCCTTCCTGTCCTTAGAAGAAACAAAAGCATCTACTTGTGCAATCGTTCCACGGATTTCTTTCTGCATCTGTGCAATACGTGCTACACCAGCATCACGTTTGACAGTATAGTTTTCAATATCTAAACGTAATTTACGTACGTCTTCCTGCATCTGTTCGATTTCATACAGCAAGACTTTTAGATGATCAGGCTTTGGATAAACCTTTGCCACCCAATCATCTACACAGATAATACTGCCGTCATAACCAAGGAACTTGGCATAGATATAAACTTGAATAGGCGAAAAGGTATCTTCAGCAAAGGCATTAAACGATTCTCTGGAAGCAGAGTCTAAATTATCCAGCCAAATAGTAAAAGACTGGACGTTTATATCAGAATCGATATCCCTTTTGGGCTTGTTTATAATCGCGCTCTTCGTCTTTTTCAGAGAAGGTTTGTTGCTGTCGATTAGTTGATCTTTGCTCACTTGCGCCTTTTCCAATTGTTTCTCTTTCTTCGTCGCCAGCTTTTTCCATCTTACCTAAAGAAAAATCATAAGCTACCTGGGCAGCTTTTTTATACTGGTCAATATCAAACCAGTCGTCATTTGCATAGGTATCATCTATTCCTGAAGCAGGAGGTGTTGCACCGACGACCATGATTTTCCTTTAAATAAAAGTGTTAACTAAGGCTACTAGAAGTTGCTCATCATGGAAGCAAGACCTTGGCTGTAGATGTCACGACGACCTTCTACAGATTTTTGGCGTTGCTGACGCTTTTTAGAACTTTCTAACTTATCAAGCAATGCTTGAAAATCAGTTAAAGGTATAGATGCGTCACTTTCGTAAGTACCACCGGCAGAACTTGTCATTTTTACAAAAACGATTATGTTTTAATTATACTATCAAGTAAACTTTATTAACTCCAGAAACCTGACATCAAGGACCCAAAGATATTCGCATCTCGATTACGGGAGGCGACATCACGTTCAGTTGCACCTTGTAAACGGGTATTCTCTAGTTGATACTGACCCGTTAAATTTGTATTAGCGAGTCCATACTCACCACGTACAGCTTCCGCCTCTTTTGCCCCAGAGTTCACGATTTCCTGTAACGCCAATCCAAAGTTACCTTGAATCTTTGCTACCTCATTTTTTGATAACCGATCTGTATCAGCTACATATTTACTAGTACGTTCCTGTGACTCTGAAGAAAAAATGCTTGCATCTTTTGCGGCATCTGCTCCGTACATCTGCCACTTCGCTGTACTATCAGCGGCATAGTTATTAGATGCATTAATTAAACGTTGGATATTGGCATTTGCGTTTGATTGGGCAGCAATACGATCTAAAGCAAATTGCTGATCTCGCTGTGCATTGGATTCGGATATCTCAGCACCAGACGCTCCACCGCGATTTGCTTGGACACTCTTACTAAAGTCAACGTTATTACTAGAAAGCTCATCATATAAACCATCCTGACCTCCGGCTTTATTGCCTTCGGCTAGCTTGTCAGGATTAGCATTTAAATAATCCAGGATTTCTTGGTTACTGTAACCCTGTTGCTTAGCAATTTGGGTATCGTAATGGCCAAAGTCTGAGCCTTGGCCATACTGATTTGCAATGTCGGATAAAGATTGTCTTGACATAATTAAACTCCGTTATGCGCTTGCGATACGCCGACTGATAAGGTTTTCCATGCCTCGACCTACATCATACTTACCAGTAAGAGTACCGTCGCCTCCACGAAGAAGCTGACCGAATTGTGCTTCCATTTGTGTCTGTGGTCCTGTTGCAAACATCTTCTGGCCTCTAGGTGACCT